GAGGCAGGCAAAGGAATTATTTAACGAGTATCACGGCAGGGTGCCATTTGTGCGTCAGCTATCACAAGAATTGATAGCATTTGCGAAAGAGAACAGGTTACTATTCACGCTGCACGATAGATTCTGTAGGTTTGACAAGTGGGAGACAACAAACAAGGAATGGAATTCAGAAACCAACAGATTTAACGAGGTGCCATTGTACACCAAGGAACAAGCGATGGAAGCATTCAAGGCAGAGATGATAGACAAATATAAAAAGAATAAGATAGACGCAAACTACATGGATTATTTTGAGAGATATTACACACCCGCATTCACATACAAAGCATTGAATAGATTGATACAGGGATCAGCAGCAGAT